GCACGTCGAGCAGCAAACCTCGCGACCTATAGCGATGGGCGTCAGGCTCGGATTGACGGTCGTCCGATATGGGCCAACCCGCACGTCGGCGACGCGTCAACGCTGTGGGCCTCTGGGTGGAGATCGCCTGGCCCGACCGCGTCAGAGGGGAGGGATCTCAAAAGGTGACAGCTAAAAAAGACAACCCGACGCATATCAAGGACTTGGTGCCTGACCCGACGAATCGACGCAAGCACACGCCGAGAAACGTCGGCATGATCGTCGACGCGCTGCACAAGGTCGGAGCCGGCAGGTCAATCGTCATCGACGAGACGAATACTGTGCTGGCAGGCAACGCGACCCTCGAAGCCGCTGGCGAGGCTGGCATCACCGATCTGAGGGTGATCGAGGCTAAGGGGTCCGAGCTTGTCGCAGTGCGCAGGACGGGGCTGTCAGCGGCCCAGAAGCGAGACCTGGCGCTGTATGACAACCGCACGGGCGAACTCGCCGAGTGGGATGTTGATCAATTGATGAGCGATGTCGATGAAGGGCTTAACCTCTCTGAGTTCTTCTTCGATGATGAGCTTGAGAGACTTGTGGCACCTACCGAAATCGAAGTCAATGACCCACAACGGGAGATTGATGGAGCATTCGATTTCCTTGACTTCAAGTGCGGTGATGTGTCTGGACGAATATCTAGCAAGGTCTATGATTCATTTAAGAAGGCCTATGACATCAAGAGGTCAGAGAGTGATGAAGTGCTAATGGATGATGTTCTCATTGAGTGGTTAGGATTGTGATGGCCACAACGAAGAAACGTCCCAAGAAGAAACATCCCACGAACATTTCGGACGAAAGGCTAGAACTGAGCGTCTCTCAGAGGAAGATCGTCCTTAATAGGTTTGGGTTCATTCCATATTCGACCTTGAAATTGTCGCGTGGGCCGATTAGCAGCAAGATGTTCAAGTTACAGGCTGAGTCGCCAGCCGATAGGGGGCAAGAGTATCGCACGTCTCGCCGTAAATCTACTGGGCTGAATGCAGTCGCTAATTATGTTGGACAAGACAAAGAACGGAAGGCTCTTTCGATCATGCCAGCCGAGTTGGTGGACTTCTTTGTCAAGTATTACTCAGACGAAGGCCAAGTATATCTCGACCCATTCATGGGCCAGGGGATTCAGATGCAAGTGTCTGTCCTCCGTCGTCGTCATTATTACGGCTACGACATCTCTCGTCGCTTCTTCGATTATATCGACCGAGTTCGGACGAAGATTTCGCCGACGACGACGACTGACGTTCATATCACATGCGGCGATAGTCGATGCCCTAATGAGATCCCAGACGACATTGGAGACTTTGGTTTCACCTCGCCTCCGTATTGGGACTTGGAATGGTATGGAGATGAACCTGAGCAACTAGGAAAGGCTGACAGCTATGACACTTTTGTCTCCTTAATGAGAGATGTCGCCAAGGCATGGCTCCCGAAGTTCAAGTCTGGAGCCTACTACGTTGTCAATGTCAACGATTTTCGCCGCAATGGGAGGTTTTATTGCTACCATGCAGATGTCATTCGTGCGCACATCGAGGCAGGATGGGAGATGCACGACATCTGGATTGTGCAGGAATTGGTTGTGGGATTGTTCGTGTTCTTCGGATGAGTCGATGTCTAAGTTTAAGATTGAACTCGCACGTCATTGGAGCGTCGTAAGGTCTAGCAGAGAATGACCGCACCTACAAAGAAACGCGGAGGACGCAAGAAGGGTGTCAGCCCGAAGTCGGCTGGTGAATGGAAGCCGGTGTTTCTGGCGACGCTGGCGGTAATGCCCGTGATTGCGATTGCGGCTCGGAAGGCTGGTGTCAGTCGTGCCGTGGTCTACCGAGAACGCGACAAGAACGAAGCATTCAGACGCGCCTGGACAGATGCTATCGAAGACGGTCTCGATCTGACGCTTGCATCGCTGCACAAACGGGCGAGAGAGAAGAGCGACCTTGCCGCCATCTTCATTCTCAAGGCGCATCGTCGCGCAACCTACGGCGACAAGGTGGAACACCTCGGTGCAGGCGAGAATGACCAGATCGAGATCAAGCTCAACATCCCACCGCCGCCTCGTCTCGCGTCCAAGGGCGGCACGTGATTGGGAACTACTCGCGACCGTGGATGTATCCCAAGCAGACCGCCGCGATCTTCAACCCGTCCAGGTATGCGGTCATCGAGGCCAGCACGAAGAGCGGCAAGACGGTCGGCTGCATCATCTGGCTCTTCGAGCAGGCCCTTCGTGGCAAGGCGGGGAATCAGTACTGGTGGATCGCGCCGATTCGCGAGCAGTCGAAGATTGCATTCAAGCGGCTCAAGCGATACCTCGACCCAGACCTCTACGAAGCGCATGAGCAAGGTCTGGAGATTCACGTGCGTCCCTCGAACACCATCATCGCCTTCAAGTCGGCCGACAAGCCTGATGCGCTCTATGGCGAGGACGTCTATGGCATGGTGATTGACGAGGCGACACGCTGCAAAGAGGAGTCATGGATCGCCGCACGGACAACCATCACCGCGACGGGTGGACCGGTGCGGGTGATTGGCAACGTCAAGGGGCGTCGGAACTGGGCGTACCAGTTGGCGCGTCGCGCTGAGAGTGGAGAACCTGACTGGCACTACGCGAAGATCACCGCCTGGGATGCGATTGAGGCGGGCGTGCTTGGCGAGGATGAAGTGCTGGACGCGAAGAGCGTATTCCGTGGGCATACCGCTGCATTCAGAGAACTCTATGAAGCTGAGCCGTCTGACGACGAGGGCTGTCCGTTTGGCACGGCGACCGTTGTCTCGTCGTGCATGGGCGAGATGTCCGAGGACGAGTCCGTCGTCTGGGGATGGGACTTGGCGAAGTCGGTCGACTGGACGGTCGGGATTGCGCTCGACCAGCAGGGATGCTGCACGCATCTCGCTCGCTGGCAGCGGCCGTGGAACGAGACCATCGACCAGATTGTGAGGCTCGTCGGAGACCGACCTGCGCTGATTGACTCGACGGGATTGGGCGACCCTGTTCTGGAGTCATTGCAGAAGTCGGCACTCGCGGCGAAGACCGGCGCACACTTCGAGGGGTTCAAGTTCAGCAGCACCAGCAAGCAGCAACTCATCGAGGGACTCGTGGTCGCCATCGGGAATAGACAGGTGCGGTATCCTGAGGGCGTCATCACCAATGAACTGATGTCCTTCCAATACGAATACACGCCGACCGGCGTGCGCTATTCGGCTCCCTCTGGGATGCACGACGATTGTGTCTGTGCCTTAGCGTTGGCCGTTGAAGCTCGTCGCCGGTTCGCGAATAAGGGATGGCGGTTGCTGGAGTTCGATCAACCGTCATCGGAACGAGATCAACAGCTTGATGCCCTCCGCAAGGAGCGAGCCTCGACGACGGTCTCGACCGCCTTGACGCGAGACGGTGTTTACTGGCCTGAGGGTTGATCATGGATAGCTCTGCGACATTCGTTGAGAAGCTGAAAGCCGCCAGCCGTGCGGTCGTCGGCGTGTTTAGCGATGAGGAGAAGACCAACGCCAGCACGCACGGACTTCTGAATGCGTTGTTCCCTACCGAACGCGGCGACCCACCGAGACGCGGCACGAAGAACCTGCTCGATGCCTACTCGGAGATGCCCTGGCTGCGAGCGTGCAGTTCAAAGATTGCGACCGCGATTGCCTCGACGCATTGGCGTCTCTATGTGCATCAGCGAGACGGGCGTGCCGTGCGCACGCGAGCGATGCAGGTCGGCACACCGCAATCGCGACTCCAGGCACGACGGAAGATGGCAGACGTCGCGGAGGTCGAGGAGCATGTCTTGCTCGATGCGCTGAACTACGGGAACAGCCTCCAGACAGGTCGCTCCATGATGAAAACGGTGCAGGTGCATCTCGACCTCGTGGGCGATGCGTTCTTACTCAAGCAGCGCAACGGGCTGTCGGCTCCTGTGGCGTTCTGGCCGATTTCTCCTGACTGGGTGCGGTCGACACCGACGCCGAAGGACAAGAGATACGAGATCGGTCTGCGTGGGTGGCAGGGCCACATTCCAGAGACCGAGATCCTATGGCTCAGCGACCCGAACCCGGCGAACCCCTACGGGCGTGGCAGCGGACTCGGCAACGTGTTGGCCGACGAATTGGAGACGAACGAATATGCAGGTCGACACCTGCGTCAGTTTTTCTTCAACCGTGCGCGACCTGACCTCATCATCTCGCCGAAGCAGAAGACCGGCAGCGACTCGCCGCTTCGACCTGAAGAAGTTGAACGCCTCGAACACGACTGGCTCTCGAAGAATCAAGGGTTCTGGCGAGCGTTCAAGCTCC